GGAAGTGGCGCAGTTGGATCACAACCCACGTCAACTGAGGGCATCCCTAACCCTTATTTGACTGGGAATTTTGCCGCCGCAGTTGAATTAGAAGCGGGCACGCCGGAGCAACAGGCTTTGGCGGCTCGTTTCAAGGCTGAGGCAGGCAAAAAATAGGCCCGTGGCCGCACTTTGCTAACCCTTACCCAATCAAAAAATGGGCGTCTTTCAAGGTAACGCCGGAACCAGTCCTAACCAATCGGTATTTACTAGCGACATTGGTTCGCTAACCCGGCTGGCGACTTCGGCGCCGTTTCAGAAGTACCTCATTGAGGAAATCTTTCAAAAGTCGGCCTTTGTCCAATCAGGCATCCTCAGTCCTGAAGGAAGACTGAGCAACACCATCGGCACTCGTATTGAGGTGCCGTTCTTCGATCCCCTGGATTACACAGAAGAATCGGTTGAGTCAAGTAATGACTGGGGCACTAATGGTGCCGGTTTCTATACGACTCAAAAAACCACCGCTAGCACTCAGTACGCAACCATCACTAACCGTGGTGCTGCGTTCGCCATGGATGACCTTTCACAGGTCCAAACTGGTGAGGATGCGCTGAATGCAATTCGCAGCCAACTGTCTACGGACATGGCGCGGAAGATGGAGCAAAAGTTGCTCTTCATGCTTCAAGGCATCATTGGACCTGCTGGCCCTTTGGCCGCAACCAACAGCCTTGACGTGTCTGCCACCGATGCTGGCGCACTAACTGAAGCCAACTATCTGACTGCACAGAATGTTGTTGCAGCCAAGTATCTGCTTTCAGAGCGAGCCAATGACCTGAACGCGATTGCAATGCACCCCTTGTGCGCTGCATATCTTGAGCAGATCGGCATGCTGACCTTCTCTACTGATTCCCTTGTCTCGGGTGGAAACATCCAGTGGGGTGGCGGTGGCGTAGGCGTCACAAATACACAAATTGGCTTCTTTGCCGGTCTGCGTGTAGTTGTTGACTCTCAGATGCCTGTTCGTGGCACTGCTGGTCAGGCACAACAGTTTGTTAGCTATCTGTTTAACGACGGAGCTATTAAAACTGGCCAACAGTTTGCGATGCAGATTGAGACCGAGCGCAACATCCTGTCACTGCAGGACATCATGGCTGTTACCTACAACAACGTGATGCACCTGCCTGGCGTGTCATGGGCTGGCTCTTTTGACGGTCCTACCAACGCTCAGTTGGCAGAACCCACTAACTGGAGTCTTGCCTATTCAGTGCCTCAGCTTTGCGGCATTGTCGAGCTGGTGACTAACTCTCCTTTCGGCGGTACTGTCTGATTGTCGGTTCTTGGGTGAACAGACGGCGAAACCATTTGGCGGGCTTAGAGCACCCGCCTTTTTTTTTGCCTTATTGCAGGCAGACATAGACTGGATNAGCTGGCTTTCCCCCGTGATTGGCCTTGTGCGAATGGACTTCTATAAAAACGGAGTTCTGAATGTTGTTCACCTGCCGAAGGATGAAGCGACCAAAGAGCACAAGCGTCGAGTGAAGGAAGGTTGGGTATTGGCTTTTAGTGTCCCGACATGACTTTTAATGCAACGCTGGGCAGCACTCTTGCCACGTCTTACATCACGGTTGACACGGCTGATGCTGTCTGGTCAAACACGCTGAACAATGCAGCTTGGGCGGCACTGACAGAAACAGAAAAACAGCAGTCTTTGATGGCTGCCACTACTGCGCTTGAGGCGTTGCTTTTTACCGGCGTGCGTTGTGCCCCATCAACAGATGATGCAAGCAAACCACAAAGGTTGCAGTGGCCGCGCAGTGGCTTCATCTGCAAAGGCGTTGCGGCTACCTGCAGCATGATTCCAAGGCAGGTGGAACAAGCCACGGCTTTCTTGGCGTTGAACTTGTTCAACGATCCAAACGCGATCATTCCTGGCGTGCCGACACCGACGCCTCAACGTGGTGCCGTGAAGATGCAGAAGTTGGGCGAACTGCAACAGGAGTTCTTTGCGCCGTCAGACGTTGGCACGAAGATTGGCGTTAGTGCCCCGATTGTGCTGCAGAAGTTCCCGTGGCTGGTTGACGTGTTGGCCTGCTGGCTTGATGGCAACTACGGCCAAAGTGGAATCATCAACCGCGTGAGGTCCTGATGCCGTTCAAGTCTGAAAAGCAAAAGGCTTACCTCTTTGCCAATGAGCCTGAGATTGCAAAGCGGTGGGCAGCAAAATATGGAAGTAAGCCCAAGCCAAAAACTAAGGTCAAATCAACCCGACGGAAAAAGAAGAAATGAGCATTCCTGATCCGAACCCGTATCCAGCCCAGACCGAACGGGAATACATGATCTGCACAAGTTCCTTTTATTGGGACGGGGACATCAGCGGATTGGCTCGGAAATGGCAAATCAGCGTGCCTGAGCTGCAACGTATTTTGCGGGGGCCTTATGGGCCAGGTTCTTACAATGGCTCATAAGCAAGAGAGCTGATGGCATCACAAGACGAATGGGCCAGGCCGTTAGCTGAAGAGCTTGTAAGTGAGTTTCGGGTTGATTCTCTTGACTACATTCGTCGCGTCACTGGTTATGACCCTGCGACGGGAGACACGACGCAAACGGAAACGGTCTTTCTAAAGGCAGGTGCTGTCACCAAACTGAGCAACATTGAGGAGGGTGGCGTCAGCGGGCCACAGTCAATGAGTGCGTGGGTTTACCTGGGGGACATTGAAGACATTTGGCCGACGACAAATGATCTGTTGCGGTATCAGGGTTATAGGTGGAAGATCGTTGATATTGACCCGATGTTTTCTGGTGACGTGAAATACGCCGCCAAACTCACTGCGAGGACTGCCTGATGGCAAAACAGTATGACGATCCTGGGCAATTTTTTGAAGATGTCTTGAATGCAACCGATGAGGCTTGGTCTGAATATGTGCAGGAGTTACAAGGCCAGCTAACCAGTCGAGCACCCATTGATACAGGTCGATTGGCGTCTAGTTTTTACATCAGCAAAAATCGGCCTAGCAAAAATGTAAGACCTGAGGATTGGGCGCAAGCCGGGGCAAAAAAACAAGTGCTGCCAAAATATCAACGCAAGATTAAATTCGATGGCACTTGGTATATCACCAACAATGTTCCATATGCAGTCAGGGTGGCAAAAGATCCGGCCTTTGGAAAAAACGGGCGAGGTTTTGGCTCTGAATGGTATAACGCGACTGTGACACAAGCCGATAAGTTATGGGATCAGACTGCAGCTAGGTTTCTGCGTAAATTCCTATGAGCCTTGCCAATATCCGTTCGCTGGTAGAGGTCGCCGTTAATGATGCGTTTGCTGCGATGACCCCTGCCGTGCCAGTGGTCTTCCAAAACGTGCAGGAAGAGCCGCCAGGGCAAGAGTATGTGATTTTGAATTTGGTTTACCCAAACCTGACGCAGCCGATTATTTGCCCTGAAGAAAGCAACATTGAAGCCATTGTTGGGACGGTAACACTGGTTTGTTATGTGCCAAGGGCTCAGGGCATGAAACGCTTAGAAGAGTTGGCTTCTGTCGGTTGTCAAACGCTTAATGCACTCAAGGCACAGCCAGACCCAAACAACGTCAGGTTTAACCTCGGCGCCATTGAAGGACCGATCACAGTGCTTGATGGTGACAACCCTTTGGCCTTGGCTTCAGTAACGGCACCATTTACGGCTAAGGGGTAGGCAATAAACTTGAGATAGCAAGCCCCCTTGCTCCGCCCTAGCCCCCATTTGTTCTTTATCAAGAGGTCCAAGTGCCCGTAGCTTGCAATACCTCGGCCTTGACTGGCCAGGATGGAGCAGTGTTTTTTGAACCTGCCGGAACTGAGTTTTGCCTGCTGGATTACACAGATTTTCCCGCAGGGACCAACATTACAGTTCCCACAGACAACGATTACCAGCTAGGTGATCCAGTCGCGTTTTATGAGGAAGGAACCGCCAATCTTGATGGCAGCCTTACGGCCTCCACTCTTGGTTCGGTCACTGAGTATTACGTAGTTGCGATTGCCGCTGATCGCTCAACGATCTCAGTTTCTGCCAGTAGCGGTGGCACTGCTATTACTCTTGCCGGTGATGGTGGTACTGGATCGGCTGACACGCCAGGCGCTGCCAACCACATCAAGATTGAGTATGCGGAATTTGGCGCTATCTGCCAAGTCCGTGAATTTTCCTTGGAAATTTCTAGGGAAGAATTAGACGTAACCACGCTGCCTTGTGGTCCGCAATCGGCTAGCCGTTTTGCATCTTTCCGCAAGATCCAGCCTAGTTATGCGTCTGGCACNGGTTCAATGACCGTCTATTTCACAGACGATCAAACCAGCCTTGCCAACCGCCTGATCTCCAATGTCCTGCTGAAAGACCAACAGGGCGCAAAGGTCAAGCTCTACATCAATGCGGTCTATTCAGGCGGCAGTGTTGATGACACCGCAAGCATGTACTTTGAGGGCGGCATTCGCCTGACCTCAATGAGCATGAGTGCCAACCCGGATGATCCAACCACGGCTGAGATGTCGTTCTCAATCGTGAATCCGACTCATCTGCTAAACACCGATATTGATTGATTTTGCCGGTGAACGATTGCCCCACCTTCGGGTGGGGCTTTTTAATGGTTTGGGCTATGGTATTACAACTTCGTACTATCAACAGTGAACGCACTTCAACGCTTAAAAAGTAAGTGCAGTATGGAAATGAAGCGATATGCGGTGGTGTGCCCTGACGGAACAGAATTTGAATACTGGGCCACACCTCTGACCATCCTTCAACGCTCAAGGGCAGAAAAGATCGCAGGACCAAAAGCGGATGAAGTGGATCATGCCATCCACATTTTCATCGCAAAGGCCAAAGAGGAGGACGGTTCACCAATGTTTACCGTGGCTGATTTTCAGGAATTACGCCGCGACATTCCGGCTGAAGTATTAAGCCGGTTGATGGTGCAGCTAGTCAGCCCAGACATGGATGAGGACGACGAAGAGCAACCAGACCCAAAACTCTCGTCAAACAACTTGAAAAAGACCAAGGATTGATCCTTCAGTTGATTGTGGCTGAAAAGCTTGGTTACACCCTGGCTGAGTTACAAGAGCGGATAACTCCTGAAGAGTTGGCTTTGTGGTCCGTTTTTTATCAGCTACGCCAGCAGGAAGAAACTAAAGCGATGGATAAAGCCAAAGCGAAGCGGCGCTAAGGTGGCTTTAGGTGGTTTTTGTCCGTGGCTGAGTCTCGCCTAAAAATCATTCTTGCCACTTCAGGCATGAGTGCGGTTAAAGCCGCCATGCGTGGGGTGAATCAGTTAAAAGCTGCGGTAAAACAGTTAGATGGAAATCTAAAGCGATCCATACCTTTGCAAAACACATTTGCCAGGTCTCTTAAGAAGATACAAATACAATCAATCAGAACGGCAAGAGGCATTCAAAAGGCGGCTCAATCGTTGTCAAGCCTTGGAGGCGTCTTAGGTGGTTTAGCGATTGGTGCGTTTTTCAAAAGTGCCATTGACGAAGCAAGAGATTATGAAGCGGCAATTTTGAGGATCGGAAGATTAGAGGGGCAGTTCAAAAATCTTGCAGGTTTACAGGAAACTGCCGCTCAGACCGCTAAAACCCTCTTTGTGTCACAGACGCAGGCAGCACAAGGCTATGCAAACTTGGCAGCTCGTATTGGCCCTTCAGTCAACAGCGTGAAAGAGCTGCAAGCGGTGTATGAGGGCTTGGAAATTGTTTTGCTGAAGAATGCAAAGAGTACGCAGGAAGCAGCCTCATTGCAGTTGCAGTTAAACCAAGCCTTAGGCAAAGGCACTTTGAATGGCGATGAATTTAGAACCATTGCCGAAAACGCACCTGAAATTTTGCGTCAATTAGCGAAAGATGCTGGCGTTGCTGAATCTGCCATTAAAGATCTTTCATCTAAAGGCTTTGTTACTACTGAAAAACTTATCAGGGCGTTGGGAAATTTGCGCGATTCAGGTATTGAAGATTTCAACGCACTGCTTGAGACCACTCTTGGCAAGCAACGTAAATTTGATAAAGCCCTTGCGGACCTTCGGAAAACAGTTGGTGAACAATTACTGCCTGCATTCACACCATTCCTTGAAGCATTGACATTTATAGCAAATGCTTTTACGGCGCTTCCTGAGCCTATAAAACGATTCTCGGTTGCATTGGCTGGTGTGCTAGCCGTTGCTTCCTTACTGTTGCCTGTTATTGCAGGGCTAAGCCTGGCGGCAGTTGTATTAGGAGGCAAGTTTGTTATTGCCGCTGGTCTTGTCGCCGCCTTAATTGCAGTCTTAACCGAATTGCCAGCCATTCTTAAGTTTGTGGCAGATGAATTTGCAGTTGTTGGTCGGTTTTTTGAAACTGTATGGAGCAGAGTTACTGGTTTTATTGGCGACCGCTGGAATGATTTAACGAATGCCATTCAGAAAAAATGGAATGAAACCCTAGGCAAGTTGGCAGTTGCATTGGGGCTTTTTGGTCAAAACAGCGCAGATATTTTTGAAAAAATTGGAGGTGTTTGGACAGAATTGCTCAATTTTATGAATACTCAATTTAATAAATTTTTGAATGGGCTAGGTGACAGATTAAAGCAATTCTTTTCTGTATTCAAAGTTTCGTTTGAGCTGCAAGGTGGTCTTGGTGGGCCAATAGGCGCTTTATTTGATTTGTTAAAAATACTCGCTGGCTTGAAGTTTCCAAAATTTGGCGGCGGAAGCGGCGGTGGTGGTGGTGGTTCAGGATTGACAGGTCTAGATTTGGATTTTAGTAATGACCCCCTAGCCTTAGAAGATGGTGGCAGTTCGGGTAGCTCTAAAAGAGCTAAAGCAGAAGAGAGAAAAGCGAAGGCCAAGCAAGATCAATTAAGAGCTGCACAAGATTTACTGCGTACCGCATTGGATGAAAATGCTGTGCTAACTCAAACATCCACGTTGGAGCAAATACGCACGCAAGCTGCAGTTGATAGAAACAATATTGCGATTAAATATGGGCGTTTAGCAGAAAAGGCAAAGTCAGATGCAGAAATTGAAACCTTAGTTTTAGCGCAATCGGCGGAAGTGCTAAACACCAAAACTAAAGAAGCAAAAGCCTTAAATGATGAATACAAAAACATTGCAAATTCGCTGAAAACCGTATTCAAAGAAGGGGAAGATATTGTCAAAAAATTAGTAAATGAATCAGAGGTTTTGGCAGAGGTTTGGAACGGGTTTGGCCAAGAGGTTACAAACGTGCTAGATGCTTTGATTGACGGCACTAAAGATTGGAACTCTGTTCTTAAAGACACGCTTAGAAATTTGTCGAAAGTGTTGCTAAACGCCGGTCTAAATGCTTTAGCTGGTAATGACAAAAGAGGGTTTTTCTCTGCATTGACTGGCAGCATCACTGGCAGGGCTTCAGGCGGACCCGTCAGCAGTGGCAGGCCATACATCGTGGGTGAGCGAGGCCCTGAGCTGTTTACCCCTTCAGTGTCGGGCAACATCACACCTAATGGCGCTTTAGGTGGCAGCACAGTGGTCAATATCACCGTGAATGAAAACGGTGGTAGTTCCAGCAGTAGTCAAGGCGACAGAGCAAAGGAAGCTCTTGCACTCGGCAGACTGGTGGAGTCTTCCGTTGTCGCCATCATCAACCGCGAAAAACGCCCTGGTGGCATCCTTACCCGCGCTTAAGCCATGCCTGCTGATTGCTCTGGAACTATCACCCTTGCCAACCTTTGCGTTGCGCCTTCGTCAAACAAGCAAGAGTCATTTCGCAGCGTTCAACAACGCTACGGAGATGGTTACACCTCACGCAGGCAAGACGGTATCAATCCAGTCATCTGTATTTGGAATGTTTCAACGCCACCCATGACGCTGGAAAATGCAACCGCATTTGAAGCGGAGCTAGTGGCCAATGGTGTTGGCTTTTTTCCGTGGACACCTCCAGGCGAATCAACTCCATCAAATTGGATTGTTGATCCTGTTACTTGGCAGATCTCTTACCCTTCACCTAAACATGCAGTGTTCTCATTCACTCTGAGGAAATGGTATGGCTCGTGATCGGACATTTTTATATCAAGGCGAGCAACAGAACCTTTCAGGCGATGCAATCATTGAATTGTTCACGATTAACCTGTCTACAGCCATAGGCGGCTCAGGTGATCAGCCAATTCACTTTTGCAACTGGGAAGAAACTAACGGAACATTCGTCAAATTTGCTGGCGATGAATACGCGCCGATTCCGTATCAATCCAGTGGATTTGCGATAAGCAATGAGGGTGTACTGCCTAACCCTCAGTTGACGATGAGCAATGTTGCTTTAGTGCCTACGGCATTGGCCAATCAATATAAGGATTTGCTAGGGACGCAAGTAATTCGCACCCGTGTTCTTGCAAAGCACTTAGATAACGGTAGTGATCCTGATGTAAATGCCAAGTGGCCTGATGAGACTTGGTTTATACAGCGAAAAGTTGCCGAAAATAAACTATTTATTACTTGGGAATTGTCTACACCGTTTGACTTAGACGGCGTGACAATACCCAAACGCCGCGCCAAATTTGTTGCTAACCCTCTCCAATGAACTGGCTAAAAGGCAATGAAAAAGAGCAAATCCGTCGTTTAGCTTGCCTGAAGCCAAGTCAGGAAACATGCGGCTTTGTCTTGGATGATGGTCATGTTGTGGAGGTTGAAAACAAAGCCGATGATCCGGTTAATCAGTTTGTAATTGATCATGAAACTTATGCTGAATTTGAAGAGGAGATTAAAGGCGTTTGGCATAGCCATTTAGAGCTTGCTGGTTTTAGTGAACTAGACCAACAAGTAATTTCTGCCGATGTTTTGCCTTGGGCTGTTTATTGTCTACGCGATGACAGTTGGCATGAATGCAACCCATTGGCTCCTGCACCTTTAGAAGGTCGGCCTTTTGTTTTTGGAACGTATGACTGTTATTCGCTAGTAACTGATTTTCTACGATCCATGGATGTTGAGCTGCCTCAATGGAAGCGTGGGGCGTGGGGCGAATGGGATGAGCCTGATTTTTTGCCATTCGACATTGAATGGAAAAAGCATGGTCGACCAATCATGAATCATCGCTATAGCCGTGGAGATATTTTGCTGATGAATCTCGGCAATAACCCTGGCCACACAGACCATTTAGGCGTAATGGTCGATAGCAAGCATTTTTTACATCACCCATCAAACGGCATCAGCCGCAAAGCATCTCTAGGAAGCTATTACCAGCGACGCTTAAACTGGGTTATCAGACCGTTTGCTTTATGCAAGAGCTGAAAACCATCAGGCTCTTAGGTGCCGCCGGTCGCAAGTTTGGGAGAGAATTCAAACTAGCGGTTAAATCACCGTCTGAGGCTTTTAGAGCATTGTGTGTCCTTTGTCCTGGCCTACGCGCATGGGTATTGGAGCAACACGCCAAAGGCGTTGCATGGCGCGTGATTACCAAAGACCGCAAAGGGCTTTCAGCAGATCAATTAGACATGGAAACAGGAAATGAAATCATTACCTTTTCGCCCATTGTTCGTGGCGCAGGTGGAGCTTTTGAAAGTGGCGTTTTTCAAATTGTTTTAGGAGTGGCCTTGATCGCTGCAGCCATCATCATTCCTTTTGGTCCTGTAGGTGGCGGCCTTGGGCTCGGCCTGCTTGGTGGTTCCTTAGTTTTGGGTGGTGTCGCTCAATTGATTACACCCACTCCTGTAACGCCAAGGCAGGCAGAGACTGGTGAGCAAAGTCTTGAAGAATTAAATTCAGCTTTGTTTACTCGCGCAGGAGGCAATGGCGATCAAGCTGAGGTAGTCCCAGTGCTTTATGGAAGGCGATTGGTGCCACAACCGCGAACAATGAGTTTCGACCTGCAAATTCTTCCGTCTAGCCGAAGCATTGCTACAGGCGGCACGACAGGTTTGCTGGGTTATGTCAATGGAGTGGATCTGTGACGAAAGAAATTTATGGAGCTGGCGGCGGTAGACGCAGTAGCCGGGAGACAAAAGTAAAGCAGCCGCCCAAGCCTGTCATTGCGCAGGATGATCCTACGCTCAAGTCGATTAGCTTTGCCAAGCTTCAGTTTTTGATTTGCGAGGGCGATATAGAAGGCCCTGCAGAAGGTAATAATCGAGAAGGTTTAGAAAAGAGTGTTTATCTAGACAACACACCAATCCGCGTAGGTTCTGCATCGCCGTCGCCACAGCCTGAGGATTTAGTTTTTAGTTATGGCCGACCGGCTGATCAACAGTCGGCTGTTCCTGATTACAACCAAACATCTCTACCTTTTCCGGTTGATACCTTATGCCCGGATGGTGTCACAATTAGCCAAAGCTTGACACTGCAGAAAGCAGGCAAAACGCATTATGCAAATGTTTTGCTTACTTTTGAAGCACTGCAGATTACCACTGTTGATGGCGAGAGGGCTAGTGGCAATACTGGCGATGTTCGCACCTATCGTGTTAATTACACGATCGATTACATAGATGATTTAGGCGTTGTTCGTACGCCAGTAGCTAGCGGGGTTGTTGGGCAGGGCCGGGTGCAGGGTAAATTTAGTTCTACATTTCAGCGAAGTCATGAGTTTGAATTACAAGGAACTGCTCCGTGGACAGTAAGAGTTACTAGGAACACTAGAAATGATGATACTTTCAATCCTGCGCGTCAAATAGCCAGATCCGCATTTAACTTCAGCAGCGTTACTCTGTCTTATGACGATGATCTAAAGTATCCTGATTCTAGTGTTTTAACTGTTGGTGTCAGGGCTGATAACTACAGTGAAATTCCAAACATCAGTGTTGACCTAAAAGGCTTAAAAGTACAAATTCCGACTAATGCAACTGTTGATCCAGCAGACGGGCATATTACATATTCAGGTACTTGGGACGGAACATTTAAGACTGAATGGACATCTGACCCTGCATGGTGCTTGCGTGATTTAATTTTGAATGCTCGCTATGGAGCTGGAGAGTATATTAATGAGACTTTTGTTGATAAATGGTCGTTATATCAAATCAGCCAATACTGCAATGAGATGGTGCCATCTGATAGAAAAACAAGCGGTGGTGCTGTTATTGATGAACCGCGATTTAGCTGCAACCTATTATTGCAAAGCAGTGGTGAAGCTTGGACGGTAATACAACAATTTAGTTCCATTTTTCGTGGGATGGTTTATTACGCCAGCTCCATTGCTGTTGCTGCCCAAGACCGCGAAAAGGATGCAATCTTTACTTTCAATGAATCAAATACAATCGAAGAATTTGACGATAGCGGTCAAGTAGGACTTGGTAATTTTACTTATTCGGGATCTGCCAGAAGAGCGCGTCACACCGTTTGTTTGGTCAGTTATGACGATCCCGAGGACAATTATTCGCCACGCATTGAGGCACTCACTGATACCGATGGCCTGGCTGAGTATGGCTATCGAGCGATTGACCTGAGGCTAATTGGTGTCACAAGTCGCAGTCAGGCTCTGAGGGCTGCTGAGTGGACACTGCTATCTGAAACGCTTCTGACCGACACAGTGGCGTTCAAAACCAATGAGATCGGGATGGCTTTGCGTCCTGGCGACATTGTAAAAATCGCTGACCCATCCAAATCAGGCGTACGCGCAGGCGGTCGCATTCTTGGTGTTGTCGGTAATTACATAACACTCGATTACCTACCCCCGGACCCTCCAGGTGGCGTTATCGGGTCCAAATTTAGTTGGATGTATAACGAGGTTGATGCTGGCTTGGATGGCCTCAATCAACCAAGACTTGAGACAGCAACCGTAACTGGCATTCTTACGCCTGGCGGTGGTGCGGATTGGGAAAATGGTTTTGCTACTTGCATTACGCCAGTTGATCCCACAGCGCCTTATGGAAGCAGTGATGCGGGAACATATTCAAGCGGAAAATTTGTTTCTATTTGCGTTGACCCGACTGATCCGTTGTTTGATCCTGGTGTCGCCGCTTATGACAACGCCGATATTAGACCTAGAAGCGAGATTGGATCAGGTACTTCGGACACCATCATTATTGATGGCAATGGCGGCCATCCCCCAGAAGTTCAAAATCCATTCTTATTAGAGTTTCCTTCGCTATCGGCGCAGGAATTCCGCGTATTAACCGTCAATCAAGAAGAAGAGGGTGTTTTTGCGATTACTGGACTTCGTTATCGCGATGACATTTATGCCAAGGTTGATTTCAATACACCGCTAGACGAGGGCAAAGACTATTTCTACAACCCGATTAACCCTGGCCCGCCAACAAATATAATCGCGCAAGTTATATGGGATAACGGCCAAGCGAAAATTAGTGTTAGGTGGAATCCGCCGATTGCAAGTACAACACTATTCAATTACAACCTAGAGGTTAGGTTCTATCGGGTTCAGTGGCAGTCTGGGACAGTTGACGGTGGTATTACTACATGGTCTGAGGCATGGATTGAAGTTCCGCCGCAAACTGACGATGAAGAGATGATACCGATTGAGCAACTTGCTATTGAGGATGAGTTTCGGGTCCGAATAGCGAGTGTTAGTCGTGTTGGCGTTCAATCTGCATGGTCTGCTTATGTGCAGGCAGATCGAATTACAACATGGTTTCCGATGCCTGATATTTCTTCTGGCTCGGTTCTGTCATTCACAAACCAATCGAGCGGTGGTCAATTACTTGTTTGGGAGTTTGCGGGTTTAGCTTTGCCCCCCTATATCAGTGGCGTTCGATTAGACGTATCACCAAACCGTGCATTAACTACAACAGAACAAAGAGGTCTTAAGGATCCGCTGCCAGGGACATCAGGACCGCCGACATACGGAATTTACATATACGGTGATTACCCACTAGAAGAATATGCGGTAACAATTTTCCACGCAGATACAAACTGGGAGTGCCGTATTCATTTTCTTACTTTTGTTCAAGGGCTAGAGGGCAGCACATTTGCGTCAGTAACAGTAACTAGAGACGATATTGTGCCACCTGAGCCGGATCTATTTACGGTGGTGACTGATTCTGATAAGCAGTCAATAGCGCCGATGCGTCGATTTAGCTGGGCACTTCCGACTTCTGAAATCAGCAATGTAAACGCATTTAGTTATTTGTTAGCAGCCAGTGAAAGCCCAAGTCTTCAAACAGTTACATCCAATTGGCCGCTAGGCAAAGTCACTGATATTGTTCAGTTTTTGGTGCGGTATAAAGCAGGTTTTAATAATACTTGGGCTCAGGGGGTTTCGCTTTTTGCTGACGGCGTTCCAGGCGATCAAAGATATTTTGAAACTGAACTTTTCGATAGCGGCACTTGGACTGTGATGATTCGATCAGTTGATAGAACAGGCTGGGTCAGTGACGATCAAGCTGCAATTATTGTCAATCTTGGTGATGCCATCCCTACCAATGTTGTTGAGACATTTGATGCTCAAGCTGACGGTTGGCCCGGTCAAAAAGTAAATTGCACCGTAAATAGTGATGGCAATTTAGAGCAAACTGATCCAACTCAAGAGGCGCAATATTTATACCCATTTGAAGTAACAGCGAATGATGCCGGATTATTGGTTGTTACAAGCGCCACTAACAGTGACCCAAATAAAAACGGCACTACACCGCCTGGCTCGCCTGATCAAGGTGGCACTTATCAATGGTTCCTGCGTGAAATCGGCTCTGACTTGGAAGATCCCATGTATCCAAATCCTCAGGGCGATCCGATGTATCCGCCGCCGCAAACTAATTATATGTATTTAGATACTAATACGACAATCGGGATTAGCTTCCACCCTTATGTTCCTTTTGAAAAATTATCAGCAGGAAACTATGAAATAGGTTGCCGCATTTTGTCTATTGATGGTGCAGCAAGAACTATTTTGACGGCAACAGAAGTGCAAATGGATTACCCCGATTTAGAACGCACTGGTAATGACCTTGCAATTAACGATTCTGGTAATGATCGCATCAATTTTGCGACTCCTTTCCCGCATCAAGTAAAAGCTGTTTCAGTAACTATCCAAGATCCAGACGGGGTGATTAGTGTTCCTGCTACGGCATATCTTAGAGGAAAAGATGTAAATGGTTTTAATATCCGGTTGCTTGATGCTGAGGGAGCTACCGTTAGTGGATTAATCGATTACCAAGCNGTGGGGTACTAATGACCAACCTGCCAAATTCTGAACAGTCAGGTGATCTAGACAACATTGCGGTAACAAGAGCGCAATTTAGATCAGAGATCGGGGTTTTTCTTGAATATGTCGCGCAGGCCCTTGGTGGCGTTACTGGCAACTACACAACTCAAACCATTGACCCACAGGCGCCCATCCTGCAAGGGGCACCGTCACTAGAGCCAGGAGCTACGCCACCTGACGCCAGCCGTGATGACCGCATCCCTAGCACCCGCTGGGTTCAAGAGCATGGGCGTTATGTGGGCACCACGCCGCCTTCTTACGTGTCGCCTGGTGCGCCTGCGGATGGAATGCTTTGGGTGGACACCTCAGGCTCCACCTACGAACTGGCGGCTTACAACACAAGTGAGGCGCGTTGGGATGTACTGACTGGTGTACCGGCTGGCACCCGCATGTTGTTTCAACAAGCTGCAGCTCCTCCCGGCTGGACAAAAGTAACAGCCGGTGTAGACAATATGGCGCTGCGTGTTACCACTGGCAGCCCTTCGATTGTTGACAGCAATCAGCCATTTACCACCGCATTTAGCACAAGGGGGACAAGCGGATCAGTCAGCAATCATGCTCTTACGGTTAGTCAAATGCCCGCCCACAGCCATGGCGTGTCAGATCCTGGGCATTCACATAGCTGCAGTGTTAATGATCCTGGCCACGCTCATGCTTTCAATGCTGCTAAAGAAAGAGGCGACAGTGAATCAGGTGATGGCGATAACGAGTGTTTTGATAAAAACCTAGTCACAAGTGGAGCAAGAACAGGCATCTCTGTATCCGCAAATAGTGGCAGCTCAAGGGTCAGCATTCAAAACAATGGAAGTGGCGGGGTTCATAACCATGGGTTTACAGGGGGTTCCCTTGATTTGAGAGTTAATTATGTTGACGTAATAGTCGCGCAAAAAGACTGATGCAAATCCAGCAGGGTACTTTTTGCCCATTGGTGCAAGGCGAATGCAAGAAGTTCGAGTGCATGTTTTTTACTGAGGTTCACGGCACAAACCCCAATACAGGCCAGCCCGTTAACGAATGGAATTGTGCCATTGCCTTAATGCCGATGCTGTTGATTGAAGGTGCTCAACAATCAAGAGCTACAGGTGCTGCTGTTGAGTCATTTAGAAATGAGGTGTCGAATAATGGCGGCGCATTGGTTCAAATGCTTGCCAGTGCCGCGCAGCAATCAATGGAAAAACGATTGGCTGACGCGCATTAGACTTTGAGCGCAGGCTTGACGGGCTTTGCCCTTATCTGCAATCAGTTCTGATTTTCCCGAGGGGGCTTGTACCTGTGACGCTAGAAATCCTTAACAAGCGATCGTCAGCACTTAATTCTGCTCCAACTCCTGCGCAGCTTGAAGACGGTGAAATTGGAGTCAATTACAACGCCGATTCATTGGCTCTGTATGTCAAAGACACGAATGGAGCTATTCGGAAAATTGCAGGTGAAGGGAGTGCGGGCCAGTATTGGGATCTGACAGGCAGCACGCTTAGCCCTGACTCCAATACCTATGGGCTCGACATTGGAGCTGGCAACATTGTTCTCAATGTCAATGGCACAGCGGCATTTTCTAGCAAGGTCACGTCGGCTGCCACTGTCGCTGGCGATGCTGCAGCCACACTGACCACCAAGGGTTATGTAGATGGCATAGCCGGTGGTGTAACAGATCTAGGCATTAGCAATCGAACTGCAACCACGCTTGAAGTAACCAGTTCGACTGGTACTAATGCGACTGTTCCAGCCGCAACTACAACTGAAGCCGGTCTGATGACTGATGCTCAGTTTGACAAGCTGGATGGAATATCGCCTGGTGCTCAGGTCAATGTGCAATCGGATTGGACTGAAACAGATACAAGCGCCGATTCATTTATTCAAAACAAACCGTCTATTCCCACTGATTTTGGGGTGCTGTCAATTATTGCGGGCAGCAACATTTCGATTAGCCCTGCTACAGGTGTCGGCAACGTAACCATTAATGCCACTGGTGGCGGTGGCAGTACTCAAATCCAGTGGAATATCAGCACCAATGGGAGCATTGAATATATTTTTGACGGTCCTGGCTTTGATCCTTCTGCAGCCAACCCGACTCTGTATGTAGTCAGAGGCCAAACATATGTTTTTAACAAGACCGTTTCAGGTCATCCTTTCCAGCTACAGGCGGCTGAAGGTTCAGGGCAAGCGCCTTATACGTTGGGAGTTACAGGCACTCAACCGATTGCAGATGAAGATTCAATCACTTGGGTGGTGCCGATGGATGCACCAACAACTCTTTATTACGCCTGCACAGCACACCCGAATGCAATGGCTGGCACGATCAATGTGTTGGCACCTGGCGGTGGAGGGGGTGGCGCAAACATTGAGGTAAGTGTTGATCCACCTGGAGCGCCGAGTGTTGGAGATCTTTGGTGGGATAGCTCAGAGGGCGCTACTAGCAACGGTGGCCGACTGTATTTATATTATGGCAGCCAGTGGGTGCAGACAAGCAACATTGGCGGTGGCAGTGGAGGAGGAGGCGATAGTCTTTGGACTTTGAATGGCACAACGCTGAGTCCTACCAATACTGGGGATGGCATTGCCTTAAGCGACGGTAGCGGAGTATTTCAAGATGGAATCATTGCATTGACGCCATCGCAAAGTGGTAGTGGCTATCAGTTTTATGTGCATCATGATGAAGGGCTGATTCATTTAACTGCTTCTGATTACAACAACAGCTATTTCCTTGCGGATAGCACGCAAGTAGCCATTGGTCCTGCCAATAACGAGGGAGAATATCCAATCCAGTTGAACCACAATGGCAGCATAACTGCTGCGAGTGCAATTCAATCTGGAAATGATGGTATTCGCTATTCTCAAATTAAAGCAGACGGCACCGCAATTTTTCGTGGTGGCGATATTGGCAGCACAAACTTTATNACGTGTGAAGATACATCTGGCAATGATAAATTAACTGTCGATCAAAATGGCTCAATTACTGCGGCTGGCAGCACTAACTTTAATGGCGGCGCTAATACGTCTCATAACTTTAATACTAACAGTCTGAACAGATTTTTTATTAATGACAATGGATCTTATTTTCGACAGATAAACACAACGGCTAATGGAGCAAACTTACATGTGTGGACCGGTTCAAACCCGCAGAACCTTGCCATGCTGTCCACCTCTTCAATGAGGTATAAAACAGATGTTGAAACTATCAAATTAAGTTACTCAAAAAAGCTTTTGAATTTAACGCCAATTTGGTTCAGAAGTTTATGTGAATCTGACCCAGACGAATATAGTTACTGGGGGTTGAGTGCGGAACAGGTTGCAGAAGTCGATCCTCGACTGGCTTTTTACCGACCTGATCCAGATTTCAAACCATCCAAATTACGTCCGAAGCAGAAGGCTGAGCTTGTGCCTGACGGTGTGCAGTACGACAGATTTGTGCCGCATTTGCTGAATTTAATTAAGGATCAAAGTTCACGCCTTGAAGCTCTTGAGGCCGAAATTCAAACACTCAAAGGAGGTAACAACTGATGGCTATTAATTTTCCCGCATCACCCGAACTCAACGAACAGTGGACTCAAGCAGGCGTTACTTGGCAATGGGACGGTGAAAAATGGGTTAGCCAATCGCCTGGTGGTGGTGGCGGAGGAATGCCCACAGGCGGTGGGTCGCCTCCTGAGGACGCCTTCTATCTCAACACCACAACTATCGATCAGGACTATTCAGTAACGGCTGGAAAAAACGCGGGGACATTTGGCCCAGTGACAGTCAATTCAACGGTGACTGTTCCTGACGGCTCAGTGTGGACTGTTGTAGGTAGTGCAGATGGTGGTGGTGGCGGTGGTGGAAGCGGTGTTACCAAAATCATTGCAGGTAATAACGTCACCATTAATCCAGCTACAGGCACTGGTGAAGTAACAATTAACGCTTCTGGTGGCAGCAGTAGCGGTGGCGCTTTTGTTGGTCAGGTTGTGGCGTGGCCGAGCACCNCAGTCCCGGCGGGGTGGTTGGAATGTAACGGGTCAGCTATTGATCCAAAATACACAGATCTGATTGCACTAATCGGCGCAAACACACCTGATCTACGTGGTCAATTTGTTCGTGGTTGGGATAACGGCAGAGGTGTTGATGCTGATCGTGTCTTGTTAAGTGATCAGCTTGACCAGATGCAAAGGATTACAGGTGTGATTAGTGCTAGATCTAATGGTGGTCTAAAAGCGTCTGGAACTGCCGGTGCTTTCACTGTCGTTGGATCTGGCACTCAGGCCAAAGAGAGCAGTGTTACCGCTGGTGCTCCTCAATTAAAATTTGACAGTGGAACTTCACCTGATGCTCGCGTATCTGATACAACCGATGGTGAAACACGCCCAGTAAATGTCGCGTTGATGTATATCATCTGCGCAGATCCCGCAGAAGAGCCTACTCCTCCTCAACCATTAACAATTGTCAGCCAAGACATTCACGGCACCATAAAAGCATCCGCTCATTGTTTATGGGATGAATTAGGAGCATCAGGTTCTCCTGCCATGACCGGCGTTTATGGCAGCTTGGGTATTCAGAGCGTTGAAAAACACACTGCATCTTCGGCCAAAATTACTTTTACCCCTGGCTTGTTTGATGATGACAATTACAATGTCACTGCCATCTGCAAGACTGGCGGCACCNCACCTAATACTGGCTTTATTGTTTACGAATACCAAGAACGAAATAAAGATTATTTCATTCTTAATATGAGTACGGCAGAGTNAAACATACCGGGAATAGCCTTTGATTTNCAAATATCAGACAATAAGCCTGTAGCTATCACTTCTGGAACAGGAACAGTAACGACCACCAACCTGTATGGCACGGCTAAGGCTTGGTCAGATACTGAAAGGGACGGCACGCAAAGTTCTCGCTCGGGAATTACTTGCACTAAAGGTCCAACAGGCACGTTTGTTTATACCTTTGACACTCCAAGAGCAGATGATAATTATATTATTTCAGCAACTGTCGGTTGGACTGCTAACGCTACAACTGCCGTTTTATATGACACTGCTCAGACCAAGGAAGGTTTCACTATTTACACGGGTTATCCCAGCGCTTCAGCTTCCTGGACGGTATATGACTACGCACACACAGTTGTAATTCATGACAACAAACCAGCCGAGGTTGCACTAACAACCAGCGGTGATGTAATCAATTACTCGGGTGCGAGTGCATGGGCTAAAGTAGCTAAAACGACCATAAATGGCCCCTGCGCTTTAGAAGGATCACAAAATATTGCCTCTGTAACTAGAGATCCTGGCAAAGGTAAATACAAGGTGGTGTTCGCTACACAATTCCCAAATGCTAACTATGCCGTTGTGTTATCGACTGAAGTTGATGAGGCCGGAGGACAA